CGGTGCGCTGCGTGAACCTGTACAGCGGCCTGGCGATGGAGCCGCGCGAGGGGAATGTAGACCCCATGATTGATCTGGTGTATTTCCTGACCAGCCGGGCCAGCACCGACCCGGACGAGTGCGACAAGATCATGCACTGGCTGCTGTGCTGGCTGGCCTACCCGCTGCAGAACCCTGGAGCCAAGATGCGCACGTCGGTGGTGATGCATGGCGATGAAGGGGCTGGGAAGAACTTCCTGTTCGACACGGTGGTGGCCATCTACGGCAAATACGGTGCGCTGGTGGGCCAGGATGAACTGGAGGACAAGTTCAACGACTGGCGCAGCTGCAAGCTGTTTGTGGTGGGGGATGAGGTGTCGAGCCGGGCTGAGCTGGTGCACAACAAGAACCGGCTGAAGGCGCTGATCACCTCGCCCACGGTGCAGATAAACCCCAAGAACATGCCCCGGCGCGAGGAAGCGAACCACATCAACATCGTCTTCCTGTCGAACGAGTTGCAGCCCCTGGCACTGGACAACAGCGACCGGCGCTATCTGGTCGTGTACACGCCTCGGGCGAAGGATTTTGAGTATTACCGCAAGCTGGGGCAGTGGCGGGCGAACGGGGGTATCGAGGCCTTCTACCACTTCCTGCTGCACTACAACACGTCGGAGTTTGATCCCTATTCCCCGGCCCCTTTCACTGACGCCAAGATGGCGCTGATCGGGCTCAACCGCAAGAGCCCCGAGCTGTTCTGGCAGGAGTGGTCGGATGGTGAGCTGGACCTGCCTTATCGGTCTTGCGCCATGGACCAGGCGTATCGGGCCTACCTCAAGTGGTGCCTGCGCACGGGGGAGCGGTACCCCTTCAAGCGGGAACAGTTCACGCCCACGCTGCTGCGCTTTGCCGAGTCGCAGGACAAGTTCGCAAAGGTCAAGGCCATGAAGCCTGCGACCGAGGGCAACAAGAAAACGGTGCGCATGTTCCTGGTGTGCGAGCCCCCTGACGAGGGCCAGGGGCAGTGGGCCACGGATGCCGTGGAGGCGTTCGATGGGCCGCTCAAGACGTACCTGTGGGGGCCCCGCTCCCCGGATGGCAGCAGCCCTGGGCAAGGAGATGACGAATGACCGGCTCCCGAGTTACGCGGTTACGCGGTGGTGTAACCCGCAAACCCAGCATTGGCGCGGAAAGTTACGCGGTTACGCGGTTACGCGGGGGTCATACATGTGTGTGCGGGTGTGTGGGTGCGTGTGTGCAGGCGCGTGTGTGTGCGCGTGCGATGCGGCGTAACCGCGTAACCGCGTAACTCGCTAGGCGTGGCGCGGGTTTCATGGTTACGCGTGCGCGTAACCGCGTAACTCAGTTGTTTTTTCTTTCAAAGAAAAAGGAAGTAGGAATGGAAAAGAGCTTTGTGTTTCTTTCGGGCGATGCGCACTTCCTGCGCGGCGATCCGTCGCGGCGCTTCTGGCCGGTCGGGCGCTTAGGGTACAAGCCAAGCACCACCCCCCCTGTAGGTACTCCTGGCCCGTTTGCCCGACGGGGTAATTCAGCCCCCGCGCGGACGCTAGTGGCTGGCTTTGGGAAAAGTGAACGATCTGGTGAACGCCGGGGGCAAAAGTGAACGGGCGGGTCGATCTGATCAGCCAGGCGGCCTATGCCCGCAGGCGCGGTGTTGCGAAGTCGGCCGTGGCGAAGGCCGTAGCCGAGGGACGCATCAGCCTGATCGGCGGGAAGATTGACCCGGCAGTGGCAGACATCCAGTGGGCCAAGAACACCCGCGCGCGGGCCGACAGCGGGCGCAGCGGCGCGCAGGCAGGCGATGGTGGGGATGGTGCGGCCCTGGTGGCTCCAGGGGCCTCCACGGCCCCGGAATCGGCTCCCACCCAGCCGCCAGGCGAACCCGGCTATGCCGACTACCGGGCGATCCGCGAAAAGGCCGACGCCGAGATGGCCCAGCGCAACAACCTCAAGGCCGCTGGGCTGGTGGTCGAGCGCCCAGGCATCGTGCGCGGCATCCACGACGTGGTGCACGCCACCCGCGACGCCTGCATGGCCGTGGGCCAGCGCGCCGCCCCCAAATGCGTGGGTCTCACGGACGCCCGCGACATCGAACAAGTCATCACCGCAGAAGTCCGCAAGGCGCTGGAGGGCTTCGAGGCCCGCCTGCTGGAACGGCTGCCACCTTTGGAGGCCATCTGATGCAGGCCATCACCCGCCCAGCCCTGCGCTACCACGGCGGCAAGTTTCGGCTTGCTGGCTGGGTGATGCGCTTCTTTCCGCTGCATCGCATCTACACAGAGGCCTTCGGCGGTGCCGCCGGGGTGTTGATCCAGAAGCCGCGCAGCCATGGCGAGATCTACAACGACCTGGATGGCGACGTGGTGACGTTCTTCCGCTGCCTGCAGTCGCCAGCGCTACGCGATCGCCTCGTGCAGGCCTGCACTTTCACGCCGTATGCTCGGGCCGAGTTCGACCTGGCATGGCAGCCCACCGATGACCCCGTGGAGCGTGCACGGCGGGTGTGCATCCGTGCCCAGATGGGTTTTGGCTCAGCCGGGGCCACCAAGGGCAGCACGGGGCTGCGCACCGACACCATGCGGCGCTACTCCACTGCCCAGATGGACTGGGCGGCCTACCCACCTGTGCTGCTGGAGGTGGCAGAACGCTTCCAACAGGTGCTGGTGGAGAACCGGCCCGCCGTCGACGTACTGCAGCAGCACGACAGCGACGAAACCCTGCACTTTGTGGATCCACCCTACGTGCACAGCACCCGCGTGCTGCGCAGCCAGGGGGGGTATCGCCACGAGATGACAGACGACGATCACGCCGAGCTGCTGGAGGTGCTGTCCAACCTGCGGGGGATGGTGGTGCTCAGCGGCTACGCCACCGGCATGTATGCCGACCTGTTGCCCGATTGGCAGGTGCACCACACCAGTGCCCGAATCTCTGCAGGCCGTGGGGCTGGACTGCGCACCGAAACCATCTGGATCAACCCCGCCTGTGTTGCCGCGCTCGACAACGCTGCAGGCGGGCTTTTCTCTGAGGCGGCATGAACTGCGAACCCGACGATCTCGATACCCTTTTTGGTGGCGCGCCGCCGAGCCACGACGCGCACGTTTTGCTGTTCCTGGGCTTTGATCGCAGTGCCGCTGGGCTCTGGCACGCGGAAATCCGTGCTTGCCCCTTCTGCGTGCCTCACGAGAGGACGATCGAGCCGTGCCTCTCGCATGAAGAAATCTGGAATGGCACTCGTCTTATCCACTATGTGGTATGCGGCGGCTGCGGAACGTGCGGCCCGTGGGCGAACAGCGAATCTGAAGCCATTGCTCTTTGGGGGGCCAGGGCATGAACATGTCCGACGGCTACGAGCTGGTGCTGCGCACCGCCATCGAGGCGATGCGGCCCGACCCTGAGTTGCGTATCGATGAGTGGTCGGAGCGGCACATGGTGATGCCCAAGAGCGCGCCGCACCCTGGGCCGTTCCGGTACGAGCGCACGCCCTATGCCCGCCGCATCGCCCAGGTGCTGTCCCCCGGCCACCCGTGCAAGCGGGTGGTGGCCAAGGTGGCCTCGCAGATGTTCAAGACCCAGAGCGCCATCAATGCCATCGGCGCGTGGATACACCAGGCGCCGGCCAACATACTGGCCCTGCAGCCCACCGATGGCCTGGCGAAGCGGTTCTCTGCGCGTATCTCGCAGGCTATCCGGCTGGTGCCGGTGCTGCGGGAGTGCGTCAGCGAGCAAAAGAGCCGTGACAAGCGCAACACCACTCAGGCAAAGGACTTCAAGGGCGACGCCACGCTCTACATCAACACTGCCGGCAGCGCGTCCAACCTGGCAGAAATCACCGCCCGCTATCTCTTTATCGACGAGGTGGACCGTCTTCCCCCGCTGGATGAAGGCGACTCGGTGGAAATCGCTGAAGCCCGTGCCACCCAGCACGAGCGCGATTGCAAGTTCTACGAAGTCAGCTCGCCCACCATCGAGGGGTTCAGCCGTATCGACGAGCTGTTCAAGATGGGCACGCAGGAGGTGTACCTGGTGCCCTGCCCACACTGCGGGCACCACCACGAGCTGGAACTCGATAACTTCAAGTTCCGCCGCGACGATGACACCGGCTTCATGGACCGTGCCTGGTTCCAGTGCCCCGAGTGCGGCAGCGACATCGACGAACACCACAAGTCCACCATCTTCCTCGACGAGGCCGAGGGAGGCACCGCGCACTGGCACGCCACCGCAATGGGTGATGGTGAGACCGTCAGCTTCACCATGTCCGCGTTTTACATGCCCATCGGCGCCATCAGCTGGCTCAGCCTGGCCCGTCAGTACGACCGGGCCAAGCAGGCCCTGCAGCGCGGCGACCACACGCTGATGCAGGCCTTTTACAACACCCGCCTGGGCCGCAGCTACCGCAACACCGAATCCAACACCACCGCAAAGCAGCTGCGCGAACGTGCCGAAGGTTATGCGCCCCGAGTGGTGCCCGATGCGGCCCTGGTGCTCACCATGGCAGTGGACACCCAGCCGAACCGGCTGGAGGTGCAGATCGAAGCCTGGGGGCCGGGCATGGAGCACTGGGTGCTGGACTACATCACCCTGATCGGCTCCCCTTCCGAGCCGCCGGACCACCCCGGCAGCGTGTGGGAGCGCCTGGACGAGATCAAGCGCACCCCTATGCTGCACGCCTGTGGCCGTCCCATTTACATCAGCGCCTACGGTATCGACGCCGGCGGCGCCAACACGCAGGACGTTTACAACTACGGCAGCGCTCGGCGCGGCCAAAACTGCACGGTGCTGCACGGTGCCAACCGCCCGAACCGCCCCATCATGGGCAGCGCTCCCTCACGCGTCGATATCGACTGGGGCGGCAACAAGACCCCCGGCGGTGTGGAGCTGTGGGCCGTGGGCACGGATGTGGCAAAGGACTACCTCAGCACGCGCTTTGTGCTGGAAGAAGGCCCCGGCGCCATGCACTTCCACAACCAGCTGCCGCCCGAGTGGTTCGACCAGATGGTGGTCGAGCAGCCCCGCGTGCGCTGGGCCAAGGGCCGCCCCATCCGCGAGTGGATCAAGCCCAACGGCGCCCGCAACGAAGCCTGGGACGTGTCGGTTTACAACCTCGCCATGGCCTACCAGCTCGGCATGCACAAGTGGAGCGCCCTCGACTGGCAGCGCCTGCGCACCAGGCTGATACCCGCACCGCTCCCGCTGTTCGACGCGCCCGCACCGGCGCTACTCCCGCCGCCCGATGAACCGCCCCCTATGCGGACGTCCGCACCGGAGCCGGCAGCCCACTCGGCAGCACCACCCACACCCGCACCCGTGGCCCCGCCACCCGTGCCAGTTCCGCCACCACCCCCCGCACCAGCTCCTGCTGGCCGCCGCTACCTGTCCCGAGGCATATCCCTATGACCCACCCCAAAGACCAGATCGACACCGAAGCCCTTCGCCTGTGCGCCCCCGCCCCAGGCACCGAGGATGAAGCGCCCGGCCCCGATGATGGGCTCGATGACCTGTGCGAACGCTGGGCCGCCTGGTGCGCCACCCGCCGCTTCTACGTGGCCCCGCCCACCCCGCACCTGCTGGGGCGCATGCGCGGCAACAGCCGGCCCCTCAACCCTGGCGGGCCAGACGCCGAGATCAACGCCGAGCTGGCCGCCTTCCACATCGCCTACCTGGGCCAGCCCGATGCCCTCGACCGCAGGGTGTTCGAGCTGTATTACGTGCACCGCATCAAGCCGGTGAAAGCGGCAGCCGATGCCCTGGGCATCTCGCGCCAGCACTTCTATGCCGTGCTCAGTGCCTTCCGCCGCCGCGTGCTGGCAGCGTCTGCGCACATCCTCTCGCGCGAGGAAAGTGCCCGCGCTGCGCTGCCCCACATCGGCACGCGTACAGCAGAGTAGCGGGCGACGCAAGGCCTAAATTGTCAGCTCCAGACCTGACAATTTAGCGCTCGACTCCACCTGACACTTTGCCCCAAAATTGACCCCAATTCAGGTAGGTCTCAAAAGTCCGCAAGCCTGAAACCACATACACCACAACCCGCTGTTGTGAACGCAGCCCCGGTGCTCCGCAAGGAGCCCGGGGCTTTCTTTTGGGGGTTTTTCGCATGCTCAACATCCACCGCTCAGGCATCAGCCTGGCAGACGCCGCCGCATCCGTGGCCAACGCGCCTGCCGGGCTCGTGCCCTACGCGGCTGCCACCGCGCTCACCCGCGTGGCCCAGCAGGCGATGAAGGTGGACATTCCGGCGGCCATGCGCGCATCGTTCAATAACCCGGTGCCCTACACCCTGAATTCCCTGCGCGTGGAGCCGGCCACCAAAGACACCCTCAGCGCCCGCGTGATGGTCAAGACCGAGGCATCCGGCCACGCCCCCGAAAACTTCCTCGCCCCCCAGGTGCTGGGCGGCCAGCGCGGCCACAAGGGGCTGGAGGGCGCGCTGCGCTATGCCGGCGTGCTGGGCAGCAGCCAGTTTGCGGTACCAGGCCAGGCCCTGAGCCTCGACGCGAACGGCAACGTCAAGGGCGCCGAGGTGCGCACCATCCTCGCCACCCTCAAGAACATCCAGGGCGGTGTGGGCGCCAAGGGCCAGCGGGCAGGGAAGGGCAAGCGCCTGTCCAACAGCCTGTTTGCCGGCAAGCCCAACGGCGGCGACCGCCCCGCCGGCATCTGGCGGCGCGAGGGCCAGCGCCTGCGGCCTCTGTTCATCTTCACCGACCAGGCCCCCCGCTACAGCGAGCGCCTGGACTTCGACGGCGTGGTGATGGCCGTGGCCCGGGAGCGTTTCCAGCCTGAGTTTGAAAAAGCCATGGCCGCCATGGTGGCGCGCGGAGTGACCAAGGCATGAACGACCCCATCATCACCGCCCAGCTCGACCAGCTGCGCACACGCCTGCAGCAGTACCTCGACGCCGAGGCCAAGATCCTGCAAAGCCAGGAATACGTCATCGGCAACGGCGGCACCGCCCGCCGTAACCGCCGGGCTGATCTTGAGCAGGTGCAGGCCGGCATCACCCAGGTGCGCGCCGAGATCGCCCAGCTCGAAGCCCAGCAGAACCCCCGCGCCCGTCGCATCACTTACCTGCGGCCCTACTGATGCAGACCAACCTACTCGACCGCGCCATCGACGCGGTGGCGCCAGCCTGGGCGCTTCACCGCGCGCAGGCCCGTGCGCAGACCGCCGTGCTGTCGCAGATGCACGGGCAAGTCACCGCGCTGGGCGACCCCAGCGGCGGCCAGGGTGACCTGGCGGCAGCCGGCATCACATCGTCCCGCTGGTGGCGCCCCGTGCCGCGCGATGCCCGCACCGATACCCTACGCGCCTTGCCCCTGCAGCGCGGCGCCTCGCGTGAGCTGTCCGCCACCAGCCCCATTGCTGCCGGTGCCATCAACACCAACGTGAACCGCGTGGTGGGCACGGGCCTGGCCCTCAGCGCCCAGCCCAACCGCGCCGTGCTGGGATGGACGGTCGAGCAGGCCGCCGAGTGGAAAGCCCACGTGCAGCGCGAATTCAGCCTGTGGGCTGACAGCACCGAGAGCGACTGGGAGCAGACCCTCACCTTCTACGAGCAGCAGGCCGTCGTGCTGCGCGGCACGCTGGAGTCAGGCGACCTGTTCACCCTGCTGCCCAACGGCGACCGCACCCCCACCCAGCCCTATGCCCTGCGCCTGCAGCTGCTGGAGGCTGACCGCTGCGGTAACCCCCTTGGCCAAATGGACACCGCGCAGATCGCCGGCGGCGTGCGGCGCGGCAGCAAGGGCGCCTCCGAGGCGTTCCACATTTACGACCAGCACCCCGGCTGCTGGCTGCCGGGCCAGACCGGGCAGCGCTTCGCGGGCACGTGGTACGAGCGCATCGGCCGCAGTGGCCGCCGCCGCATCCTGCACCACTTTCGCAAACTTCGCCCCGAGCAGTCGCGCGGCGTGCCCTACCTGGCCCCCATCGTCGACTGCATCAAGCAGATCTCGCGCTACACCAACGCCGAGATCATGGCTGCCGTCATCACCTCCTACCTCACGGTGATGATCGAGACCCCCACCGGCACCACCGCGCCCGTGTTCGACGGCAGCACGCCTGGCGCGGGCGATGTGGGCCAAGAAATCGGGCTGGCCCCCGGCGCCGTGGTGGGCCTGCAGCCCGGCGAAAAACCCCACGTCATCAACCCCGGGCGGCCCAATCCCAACTTCGACCCCTTCATCCTTGCCATCATCAAGCAGATCGGCATGGGGCTGAGCCTCCCTTACGAACTGCTGCTCAAGCAGTTCAACAGCAGCTACAGCGCCAGCAAGGCCGCACTGCTGGATGCGTGGGTCTACTTCCGCACCGTCCGCGCCTGGCTGGCCCAGAGCTTCTGCCAGCCTGTCTACGAAACCTGGCTGGCCGAAGCCGTGGCCCTGGGCCGCGTACATGCCCCTGGCTTTTTCACCGACCCACTGATGCGCTGGGCCTACACCCGCGCTATGTGGCCTGGCGACAGCATGGGCTCCATCAACCCGAAGGATGAAGTAGCGGCTTACACCGCTGCCGTCGATGCCCGCCTGGTCACCCGCGAACGTGCCGAGTTTGAGCTGTTCGGTACCGACTTCAACGAAACCTTCGACGCCAAGCAGGCCGAACACAACAAGCTCAAGGCCGCCGACATGCTGCCTGTGCCCAAGGCCGGCGCCGCTGCGCCCGCCACCTCCAAACCCCAACCTGAAGAAATCGCCACATGACCGGACGCAGCGACCTCATGCCCTTGGGCGACGGCCAAAGCCACCACCGCCGCCGGGTGTCATTCGACCCCACCATCAACCTCGGCCACATGCTCACCTTCGTCGGTTTCATCGTGGCGATCTTCGTCACGTTCAGCGCGCAGGAAAAGCGCGTAGCGGTTGTGGAGCAGCAAAGCGCATCGCTGGTCGAGCGCCTGCGCGATCAGGACGTGCGGTTCAAGGAAGGCTTGGGCGAACTCAAGTCCGACATCAAAGACCTGCAGCGCAGCGTGAACGAGGTGAACCGCACCTTGAACGCGCCTGCGCCCCTGCCCCGGAAGTGATGACCATGCAACTGCTCGACATCATCCATGGCGTGTGGGCCATCCAGCCCGAAAAGCTCCGCGAGATCCAGGCCATCTACGCCCTGCACATGCGCGGCGAAAAAATCGACATTGCCGCCATCGAGGCACGCCTCGGGCGCCCCTTGTCGAACGACCAGCAGGAATACACCGTGGAGCCCGGCGGTGTGGCTGTGCTGCGCATGGACGGCGTCATCGCCCCCAAGGCGAACATGTTCATGCGCATCAGCGGTGGGCTCAGCACCCAGATGGCCACGCGGCAGCTGGAAAGCGCCGTGGCTGACCCTCGGGTGCGTGCCATCGTCCTGGCCACTGACAGTCCCGGCGGCAGCGTCATCGGCACCCCCGAGATGGCCGCCGCCGTCCACGCCATGGCGGCGGAAAAGCCCATCATCACCCATAGTGACGGCTCCCTTGCCAGCGCTGCCTACTGGATCGGTGCCGCTGCGAACGGCATCTACATCAGCGGCTCCACGGTGGGCGTTGGCAGCATCGGCGCCGTGGTGGACCGCACTTACAACCCTGGCAGCGCCACGCAGCAGGAATCCATCGTGGCCGGGCGCTACAAGCGCCTGTCCAAACCCACAGAGCCCTTGAACGACGAGGCACGCGCCATCGTGCAGGCCGATGTGGACTACGTGTACGCACTGTTCGTGGACGACGTCGCGGCCTACCGTGGCGTCAGCTCCGAACAGGTACTGGAACGTATGGCCGATGGCCGTGTGTTTCGCGGCCAGCAGGCCATCGACGCGGGGCTGGTGGACGGTGTTTCCACCCTCGACGCGCTGGTGGAATCGCTGGCCACCAACCCCGCAGCCTACGCCACGCGCCGCAAGGCCGTGTTTGCCGTTGCGGCTCTTCCGTCCCCAAGCGCCGGTGCTGCGCCCAAAGACAAACCTCCAACCCGTGAAAAGGAAAACGTCATGCCAGAAGCTGACAAGCAACCCCTCACGCGTGCGTCTTTCGAGCAAGAGCACGCGGCCCTCTTCGCGCAACTGCGCGGCGAGTTCACCATCCTCGGTGCCACGCAAGAGCGTGAACGCATCCAGGCCGTGCTGGCGGTAGGCAACAGCCTGCCCGGCCACGACAAGCTGCTGGCCGGCTTGGCCTACGACGGCAAAACCACCGCTGCCGAAGCCAGTCTGGCTGTCGTAGCTGCCGAGGGCCAGGCCCGCAAGGCCGCCATCCAGGCGCAGCTGGACGATGCCCCGAACCCTGCCAAGTCCAGCGCAGCGCCTTCGGATGCCCCCAAGTCCAAGCACGAGCAGGTCGCCGAAGCCCATGCCTTGGCGAAAAGCAAGGGCTGTGACTTTGTGACGGCGCTCAAAGAACTCGGCTACGCGACCTGATCGGCGCAGCTACCCCCACCCCAGAACCCTAGGAGAAACACATGTCTGGTTCTAACGGATCGATTTCCACCCTTGCCCTCACCGTCATCGCTACCGCTGTGCTTGCTGGTAACCGCTTTGT